CCTTGCGGTACAGATGGGTGATAGTAATTCCCTCGACGCCAATCTGATCGAGTATGCCCAGGGCGCTGATAACCTCCGCTGCCGTGCGATAGGTGCGATCGAAGCGGCGCGGCCCGCCAACCGCATGCGGGTCTATGCCGGTGATGCGATAGACATCTTTTGAGGTGTTGCGGCGTAGCAGGTCACTGCCTGGGCCATACGGGGTGTTGTGATACCACTTGCTCATGTTACTTGCTCAGTTCTTCACGAACGAACGCATCAAGGGCATACTGGGCCTTGTCTTTGCTGCCGGCACCGTCGACCTGAGTAACGAAGTGTTCACCGTAGTATGCCGCCCATCCAACCGTGCGTTTGGCTTCGCGGATCGGTACGATACGCTTTAGCTGAGCATACGCGCTGTCGATAAGATCGGTGACGATCTGGGTGTTGTTCGTTTCCTGCCCAGTTGTCTGCCGTTGGACAGTCGCGATCTGATCGAGCTTGGCGCGCGTTTCTTCTGAAAGTCGCATGTTGGTTTGCTGTTTGGTCATGTGTTTCTTTCCTCCGATAAGGGCAGGCACCGGGCCTGCCCTGGCTTGAAACAATTAGACAATCAGATCAGCGATCAGGTTTTGGATGCTTGAATACTGGGCCGAGTCGCTATCATTGTCGAACATGCTGATCGAGATCAGCCGACCGTTGTACCGTGCTGCCAGCTGGTTAAAGTGGGTAAACATGGTCATATCGACGGTAATACCGGCAACTGTCAGCGGGTGATACTGCAATAGGCCCGCAGTGTAAGCGTTATAGATCAGGTCGACAATGGATGATACATAGGTTTGCTGGAATGTTTCGGTTGCGATGGTCATGGCTAGAACTCCTGTGCTAAAATGAGCAATTTGCTCGTTCGTTTCGTATGTATGCAGTATAGCAGGTATAGCGGTGATATGCGATATAACATTATTGCGAAATGATTGCGAAATGTGATCGGAATGGTATCAACTTAATTAAAATGCTTTAACTTGACATCCCGTGCTATACTAACAGTGTACTGATCTATCTCTTGATAGGACAGAGCCCCATGGCGTATCCGATCGATACCGCATCATACAATAAGGCTGCCAGCTATCCCGTTGGCCATGGCTATGTCATGCGCTCGGGGGCCCCATCCTCGATCGTTGTGCATTCGACAGAGGGGGCCGTTGGGCAGACTCTATCATCGGCTGCCAATTACCTCTATACCGCTGCCGGTGTGAGCGCGCATTATCTGATCGGCAAGCAATCCGAGATCATCGAATTTCTGAAGCCTGGGCCCTATGAGGCATGGCACGCCGGGGGCCAACAGGCCAACGGGACTTGGACGGCTCAGCCCGAGTATGCCAACCCTCGATCGATCGGCATAGAATGCCTGCATGCCTCGGGCGAGTCCTGGCCGGCCGCGCAAAAGGATGCGCTTGGTTGGCTGTTGCAGCAGCTGGCGAAACAGCATAGCATCAAGTCGACCATGATAGACACGCATGGGCAAATAGCGATAGCAGGGCCCTACGTACGGAAGATAGACCCAACTAATTGGCCCAGGCCCGAGTTTATAGCCTGGCGGGATGCGCTGTTCGTCACTGCCAAACAGTACCGCGTCATGGGTCTGCCGGTCTATGAACAGTCGGATCACACTGGGCCCCTTTGGGGTTATCTTGCGCCTGGGCAAACGGTTGTCATTGACGATCCGAACAATGGCCATGTGTCGATGGTCGACGGCGTATCGGCCGGCATTGGCTTTGTCGACCTCTCGGGGCTTACACCGTCATGAGCGACTCGGGCGGGCCCGAATGGGAACAGAAACGGGCCGTTGAGCGCATGGTGATAGCCATGCGTGAAGGCGACGCGGATGGCATGGCGCTCGCTCTGGCTGACTATGCGGCAGCCCTCGGGACTCGGGTGACAAGCAGCCTCGGGGCGATAGCGGCACCGCTGGTCGAAGAGATACACGGCATGCGCGTTGATCGTTCTGCGGAGTCAAAGGCGGCCGATCATAAGCTTGACTTACTTATGCAGATGACAGAACGCGGGCAGCAGCAACTGGGCCGTTTCGAGGCACGGATCGAATCCATTGAAGAGCGCACGCTATCGACTATCATTACCCAGGCTGATCGTGAACAGTTGATCGAGTGGGCCCGAGGCATACCAGAACTAAGGCGGCGTATTGAGCAACTCGAATCAGAACGCCATGCCAACCGATGAAGCATACCAGGCTGTGCTGCATGAACTGAGCAAGCTAGCAGGCGAGTGGCGCATCTATCGCGACACGATCAATCGCGCGATCAATCTGCTGAATGGCGAGGTCGTAGGCTTTGGCAAGCAACAGCGATCGATTGATCGTAAGCTCGACGCGATCCGGCGCTGGCAGTGGACTCGGGTGATGATCGAAATTGTGCTGCTGCTCATGGCGATTGCCTATATCTACGGTGTAAGCAGGTGATAGCGCTTAAGATATGTGCTATTATTGGCCTATGTTTGCTCTGGGCCCTCTCATGGTGGCTCGGGGGCATCCTGATCGAGCTTTGGATGCGTAGTGTCAACTAGCAGGGGCATCACCTGCTTTGTGTTAGCCCTCGGGGCCCTCTCGGGCTGCTGTGCTGCCTCGATCTTCTTTGGCCTGCTGTGGCTAGTGTTTGGAGGATAACATGACGGTAGGATCAGTGACACTGCTTGCGATTGCAGCAGCTGCTTTAGCAACGCTTGTATGGTGGATAGCCCGTCGACTGGCAGCGCCTGAATGGTTGGTCATGTTCCTGTTTGGCGCGGTGCTGGCGTTGGTGATTATGGCGGGCCCACTGATCACACTGCCATGACAACTGAGAAGCGGGCATATCGGCGCTACACTGACGATGAAAAAGCGGCAGCCCTGGCAGATGTGCTTATCCTGGGCCCAGGGGCGACAGCTGCGAAGTACAGCGTACCGCTTGGCACGCTTAAGGGTTGGCAGCGCGAGTATGAAATAGTCCATGATCCAACCATTAAAAAAGGGCGGATCGAGCTTTTAGCTATCACCTATCTGGAAGCCAGCTTCCAAGCATTGATCGCGCAAGCCCATGTCATATCGCAGCCTGAATACATTGACAGACAGCCAGCGGGCGAACTTGCAATCCTTCATGGGGTTGTTGCCGACAAAGCTATTCGATTGGTCGACGCAATCAGCCGACATCAGCCCGCCAACCCTGCCCTGGACTCCGAGTGAGTTTGTCGAGCTTACCTCGATCGAGGTGCAAGATGGAGTCGCGCCGTTCCGACTGTGGGATGGCCAACGCGCGGCGCTGCATACCATGGAACATGAGCGGTTGGCCGTCTTCCTTAAGGCGCGTCAGCTCGGGATATCATGGATCGCGTGTGCTTTCGCATTGTACTCGATGTTATCAAAGGCCAACCAAACTGTGTTGGCATACTCTCAAGGAAAGCTTGAAGCGAACGAATTGATCCGGCGTGTGGCGTTCCTGTACTATTCGCATCAGCACCGATCCGACTTGCCAAGCCTGTCGACCGATAATCTAGGCGCGTTGGTTTGGTCTAATCGTAGCAGGATGCTCAGCCTGGCTGCCACCCGTCGAGCGGGCCGATCGTTCACTGCCAACATAGCTATCCTCGACGAATGGGCATTTATGGCATGGCCCAGGCAGACCTTAGCGGCTGTCAAGCCGACGATCGATGCCGGGGGCAAGCTGTTTATTATCAGCAGCGCGGATGGCATCGGCAGTACCTATCATCAATTTTGGCAGCAGGCCCAACGGGGAGAGAACGGCTACAAAGCGATCTTCCTGCCGTGGTTTGCCCATCCTGATCGGGGCCCAGGATGGCGCGATCAGAAACTGATCGAGGCAAGCGGCGATACTGCCAGCGTCCAACGCGAGTATCCTGCAAATGAGCTTGAAGCGTTCACCGCAGCGACTGACACGATCTTTGGGGTCTGGTCGGATGGGCCCGAGGGCGGCAACGTGACAGAAGCGGCAGAGTATGAGCCCGATGCCGGCGAGGTGCTATGGTTTGTCGACGATGGCTATGTTGGCAAGCGCGATCAGGCAACCGGGCATTGGACGGCAGACTCGCACCCTCGGGCCTTCCTGTTGGCCCAGGTGCGCCATGACGGGACGATCAATATATTCTATGAGGATACGCGCGTTGGGGTGCTCAGCGACGCGCATATAGCCGCTATGCTCGACTTGAGTTATCCACATCCTAGTTACGCGGTTGTGGATAAGTCGGCAGCTGAGCTTAAGGGCCGACTCATGAACGAACGAATATACATTCGCAATAGCCCGCCTGATGTCGAGGAAAGTATCAAAGAGCTACGGCGGGCTTTGGCCCAGGATGCCAACGGCCGGCGTCGCATCAAGGTTCATCCGAGGTGTACCAACCTGCGGCATGAGATGGTCAGCTATCGACGCGACGCCAACGGCAACATTGTGAAAGCCTTCGATCATTCCATTGATGCGCTCAGGTATGGGGCCTGGGCCCTGCGGTACGAGGCATAAGCTATGAATCTCGACAAAGATGATCCGCAGTGGATAGCAACGCTTGAAGAGCTCGACGCATGGTGGGGCGAATGGCAGGCGTTGCCCT